GCACGTTGCAAATGAATACAATCATGCGTTCCATTTCTTAAATTCTTTCTATGCTCCCAAAACCGTTTTCTTGAATCAACGGTACTACCAATATAATAATGATTGTCTAAAATATTTCTAATTTTGTAAATTACGTTTTTCATAATGCCTCCTGTTAAGTGTATTGTTATAATACTACAGAAGGAACACTGTATCAATAAGCAAAAGAAAACCCACTTTCGTGGGCTTTCAATTAAAACATAAGTTATTGATTTACAACAACTTACACACCTGCGGTTCCGTAAACACCTCTTGGATCAGTCCACCCCAGCACGTATCTCTCTGTCGCCTTATATCTCATTGAGTCAGTTTCAAAATCACCTTCCATAGATTTTTCAAGACCACGACGCATAAGAAGTTTTAAACCTTCTGGTGCATCAGTTTGAATCCACCATGCAGTAGATGAAGTGATACGAGATAAGTTAGCTTGACCGTCAGCAAGTAAACCCATTGATTTAACTGGGTTGATGTCGTTGTCGGCTGTGCCTGCGCGTAGTGCTGATTTCAACAATACTTCAGCTTGGAAGATATTTGAAGGACCAGAAACGATTTGTTTTGGTGTTAAGCGAATACGTTTACCGTTGTTGTCAACAGCGTTACGAATCTGAATTAACATTTGTTCCAACGATGTTTGTGACAAGTTAGCAGCAGTTGATAACTGGTTGCTGAATGTGCCAGAAACGATTGGATGCGCTGTGGAAATCAAAGATACACCGTCACCACCTGTATATGAACCGTTGAATGCGCGGTTTAATACGTTAGCTGCTAATGTTTCTTTTGTTTCAATCAAAGATTGCGCTAAATGTTTTGCGTAAGTTTGACCAATACGGATGTGATCGCCATCTTCTACTAATACTTTGGTTAAGCTAAATGCCAAACCATATACTTTGTAGAGGTAACGTTGTAAGAACAACACACCACCAGATTGGTAAGATACAGCCATACCGTCTGGTAATTCTGGTGCCGCACCAAATCCATAAAGAACAGGTTCTTCGTGGTAGTTACGGGGAATACCTTTTTGTTCTTTAAAAACTTGTTTCCACTCGTCAGCACGTTGATCGTAAACACCGTCAAATACTTCGTTAAGGATTGGTTCGACTACCGATCTAAAATCGGTACTTCTCATTGGAGTTGCCATGATTCAATATCCTCCTTTAAACGGCATTAACTGGAGCTTTGTATTGTGATTCGTTCAAGCGAACGGTCATGTTTACATAAGCATCAGTAGCTGAATCAGTGATAAGGTATGCATAACCGGTAATCTGGAATTGACCAGATGTCGCGACTTCTGCTGTTAAGTATGTTGAGCTGATACCAGTTGATGTTGATCCACCTGGTGAAGCCACGCGCCAGTCGCATTCGCCACCAACAGCAGTTTGAACTGAATCAGTTCCCGCTGTTCCTGGGTTTGCAAATTGAACATCATAAATTGTTTCTGGATCGTCATAAACCCAAGCAACAATGCTTGTACCAGTAGTACCACCAGTCCAGAATGGAGCAATAGTAGGTTTACCGGTTGAGTCTAAGTATTCAACACCGGCAAAAATACCAAGTAATGAAATACCATCAGTAGTACCAGAACGTGTACCGTCTGAAGTACCAAGTTGAACTGTACCTGCTGTGACTAATTTAACTGGATCACCAGAATAAATTGAAGTCGCATAGGTGCTTGTGATTGTATAGGCTTTTGGACGCATCTGACCACTGTTGTGGAAAGAAGGTCTGAAACCATAGGGTGCGCTAGTTGAAGACATTATTAGCTCCTAAATGGAATAAGTTTTAAATGGTTCGTTAAGAGATGTCAAATTGTGCATCTCTATGTTCGCCAATTTCCAGATTGCCATCTCCCACAGTCAATCTTGACTTTGATGACTTAGCTTGCTGCTCAAGAAAATCTGCTGTATCAGTCAGTTTTTCTTCTTCACGCATGGGTGCATTGTGGTGAGCTTCGGTCATGTACTTTTCATAAAGTGATAACGGAAGTTTAAAAGCCAACATCTCGTTTACCCCAATGAAACCTTGCCAGTCGCCTGTTTTAAGCGTTGCGTATTCCCAGCCAGGAACGTCTTCTGGCTTCACGGGTTCATACCCTAATCGGATACGCATTTGGATGGAATCTCTGGGATTCGTTGTTGTTAGCCAGCAGCAATGCCAGCCTGGAAGTTTTGGCAAGTCCGGTAAACTGGACTGGAAAAAACTTTGTCGAAACATCTCAACCCGCTCGTCTTCTGTCACTTCCCGATTTTGTGTAACTGCGCGATCTGTCATCGCACGATTATTTCTATTGGTTCCAGCGGATTTGTTTAATCTTTCGTCTGTCATGATATTCGCTCCTTTCAGCGATTGGAAATAATTATAAATTGATATTCAATAAACGCAATACTATTTGTTGTTTCTGTCATATTCGGCATATCTTTTTAGATACTTATTTCTTAACACCGCGTCGTCCCAAACCCCAGCTTCCATTAAAGCTGATTTACGTTCTGGACTCACATACATTTCTTTGCGGGTTGATGTTGGCGCATGCTCACGACCAGATCCAACGGATGGGCCGCCACGCGCAGTACGTTCACTTTGTTTCTTTCCAAACTTTTCTGGTAGTCTGCGTGCCGCACGTTTTCTAAGTTCGTCCCAGTATTCACTTGTTTGTGGATTAAAACCGTCTTTTGCTAACGTCTGATCAATAGCAATAACAATTGAAGAATCTTCATCGCGACCTTGTGCATCATACCAAGGATTATCAGCAATAAATTCTTTGGCGTAGTGCATTGTCAAATCATCCATTTGATTTGGTTGCGTTACTGGACGTTGTTGGGCTGCCTGCTGTTTTTGGAATTGCAATTGCTGAACTTTAGCAATCGCTTGGTCACGGTAACGCATTGCCTGCGCTACATCTTCGCCATTTCCACGCTCAACCGCTTTGGCAATAACACGCTCTGCCATGTTTGCTTCTTGCGCTGCTTGATTGATATACGCATCATACGCGCCTAAATCAGTTTGGTGTGCGCGTACTTCTTGTACAGAAACTCTGCGCTCCAAATCATCATTGCGTTTACGAAGGAAATCCAGCTCTAACTTGTCACGACTAATCGCCTGTGTTTTTCTTTCTTTACGTTCTAACTTTTCTTTTCTACGACGCTCACGAATTGCTTCACGCTCACTGTCAACGTCATCGTCGTCATCGCGTGCAATTTGCTCGTCATAAGCCTCATCGCTTAATTCATTTATATCTTCAACAATTTCAATTTCATCATCATTGTCGTCATCTTCTCTAATTGCGTCTACCATAAATCACCTCCTACTAGATGAATGCTTTGATCTTTAATGGATCACCAGTAACTTGACCAATAATGTCCAAGTCGTTAAAAATTACAAACATTGCGGATTCGTCAGTATCGGGAACTTTAACTTCCCAACGATCCCCACCATACTTAGCAACACGAACAAATTCACCAGTTTGGCACCATGCACCTTCCGGCCATGCTGTCATGTCATTGCGGTTTTTAAACGCAAGTGGTCCTAGCGAAATCACTTTGCCGACCTGTGTGTTCCACTTCTCAGTGTCTTGTGTTCCAATGTCGAGAATAATCCCGCCACTTGTTTTCTTTTTTGGAGTGCGAATCTGAATCAGAACGCGGCTTCCAAAAGGCTGAATTCCTGCATCTACTGCTGGAAAAGCCTCTGCCATTGCATTCTCAAAGGTCATTGTCACGATGTTTATCCTCGTCTATAAGATTTAAGAGTACGTTGATTGCCGCCTCATAACCGGCAACCATTCCCACACGATACCCGTACTCAAAGGCATCGCGTGAGTGTGGGTGCTTCAAAGCCTCAACCGCAAATGTCTGCTGTTCTACTTTGAGCTTGTTGAGCAACTTGGTTTCTAAATTCACCAAGCACACTTCTTGTTTTTTGGTTCTGCTGGTAATTTTTGTCCATCGACTTTTTCACCAGCCGCCATGCGTTTGTGTTGTTTAACGTCTGCGCCTGTCATCGGAACTTCTTTGCCTTTTGTGTCTTTCATGTCATCTCCTTACGGATTAAAGTTAATGCCGGTGCCTGTCGTTAATGACGTTCTGCTATCATTTGCAAGCTCTGCGGCAGTGATAAGTTTAGCAGTATTATTGTCGGCAGTGTTAATTGCTTCACGCGCTTGAATCTCAGCCATTGCACGTTGGTTATCAGCATAGATTCTAGCCTGCTCTGATTGCATCTTGTCTGCACGTTCTTGTTGTTGTGCCGCAAATTTTGCTTGTTCAGACTGCGTTTGTGTTTGCAATTTTTGTTGATCAAGCTGTAATCTACCTTGATCAGTTTGTGCTTTTTGATCCAATGCTTTTTGCTGAATACCTGCACTCATTTGTGCAATTTCAAGTGAATGATCTGGTGGAAGCTGTGGCTGTGGTTTGAATTGCTCTGCTTGCTTATCCATTTCTTGTAATTGCTCGCTAAAGCCATTCATTTGCTGTTCGATAAATTGTTGCACTTGTAATATCAGTTGAACTTGATTTTGTGCTTCTTCTGGAATCAATTGCTGCTTTTGTGCTTTATCTACAGCATCATGAGTTTCAGTTAAATAATAATTAAGCAAATGATCGCGTAAATGCACCACCATTGGAAATAAAAACGTTTTTGCAATCACAGGATTTGAGCCAAACAATGGCGATTTAACAAATGCCATGTGCGTAATGATGTGCGCCATGTGATCTTGCTGTGGAAGTACATAAATTCCCGAACCCATAGCGGCTGCCACGTTTTCTGACGCAGGATCCATGTCATCTTGTGCTGGTTTTGGCTTCAATACTTCACTAGATGGCACTTTTAATGTGCGTAGGAACATTTCCTCGACTTTTCTCGCATCATATAACTGAGGAAATATCTGAGAACGTTGCATAATCGCTTGAATTTGCGCAAAACGCTGTGTTTCGCTAAAAATTGCAGGATCACTGACCGGAATGATGTCCATTGGCCCATCAAAATCAGATGGTTCAATGTCAATACCCGATTCTTGCGCTTTAATGTCTTCAATTGTCAGATAAGCACTGTTAATTCGGTGCAAAATCTTCAAACTACGCGCCATTGAGCTGTGTAAACGCGAATGAATCGAGTTAAATACTACCATACCCTGTTCAATCAACGCCATTGTGGTGCCAACAGGTTGATTTGGGTTCTGATCTGACAGTTTTTCAAACGTGGTTTGCACAACACCTTTTCCGGTATCAACAAGGAAGCCAAGCAACTGCATCAAAACAGGTGATGGTCCGTTAAATGGCAATGGCATGGCAAGTTTGCGCACGTCATCAATTAATGCACCACCTTCCATTTCGACAACTTCTGTGGGTTGCACGTTTAACGTCTGCCCACCAGGTCCACCTTTTAATTTTAGTAACGTAGGCACGTTTTGAATGTGCGCTGAATCAAGCAATGCACGCAATGCACCAGTAGCGGCACCAGACAATCCACCAATCATGTGAGTCAAGCCGATTGGATACGCACCACGCCAAGGAACAAAAGCAAACTCAACAATCCATTCAAGCTCTTTACGCTGTTCGTCTTCTGGTTCCCAGTTACGGTAAAGACCTAAACCACGCTCAGTGGATTTGTCGATGCTTAAAATGTAAGGCTCCGGCCCATCACCAAAATCTAAATAAGTGTAGACTTCAAAAATGGTGCGTAGACCGTCTTCGTTGTAGCTGGTGTCAGTACGTCCTTCAATCTTGTCGTTTGCTTTTGTTGCACGACTGTACTCTGGATCTGTTGGCATACCAAGATCAACGTCGATGTACATACCGCTCTTGACGCGACGATCATACTCAAACTTGGTAACGTACTGCACATGCGTCTTACGCTCGGCTGTGTAGAAGTTTGTGGCAGCAAACGGCAAGTAAACATCATCGATAGGCACAAACTCTGCCATCGGACGCTTATAGAGTGGATTCCACATGAATTTCATGTATTGACCACCACCCAATGGCAACTGCGTGCTTAACTGTTCAAGCTCACCACGAAACTCAACCATTTGCTCGGTTAATTGCCAGTTCATGAAATCAGTCTTACGATCTGCTTTCTCTACTTTGTCTTGATCCTTCTCACCGACGATTTTACTTTTAACCGGACCGTTCGCGGGAAAAATCTCCTTCATAACACGAGCAGAAAAATCCACGCACGCTTCAACGAGCATCGGATGTACTACTTTGTTTGCACCGGTGAACTGTGCGCCACCCGGTGCATCATCGCCAAGACCAGTGCGTCGAATACCTTCTTCGTATTGTTTGTCGCGTTTCTCGCGTGCTTCTTTGTCGTTGGTAATCTTGTCTATCAATTCACTGATAGCCATCTCAAGATCACCTTGATCTACTTCATCAATGATGTTAGCAAAATGCTCTGAGTTCTTTTTTTCGTCGGCTTCATCCTGCAAGCGAACGATAGCACCACCATCCTCAGTGTCTTCAACGTCAGTTTTGTCGGTATCCTCAAAATCTACGTTTTCACCTTCTTGTGCATCCGGTTGTTCTTGATCTTGGTCGTCTTCAAATTGTTGTGCCATCGTTTACCTCTGTGTGTGTTTCGTTTGCGTGAAGTATAGCATATTAAGCATTTACCAAATCATCAAAGTGCGCCATCGCTTTGCGATACAAACGCTCATGCGCTGGATCTTCAAATTCTGATACTGAGCCACCATCAGCAAATGGCATGCTGTATTCTAGTTGCACTTGACGACCAGCACTGTTGTGATCGGCTGGTTCAAAATAACTTGCGCTTAAATTGCCATCACCTACTTTGCCATTATATCCGGCAGTGTACCAAGACAACCCATCGCTGTACTTGGTGTGCAACCCTTGCAAACCAAGTGACGCACGACCTTCGCCAACAGGAACTGAACCAGTAAGATTGCCAAGGTAAACACCTTCGGCTTCCATTGGTTTAATCATAGTGGCGTTGATGTTTGCGCCTTTGCCAACGTCCACACCATAATCAGCTATGAGTGTATGCAAATCTTTATCACGATTACGATCACCTTTTGCTGTGGTGTTGTAATTGATGCGCGCCTCAGTCTTGCCCATTTTCTTTGAAGCACCAGTGTTTTCCATTACGTCATCGTAATGTTGCATGGCTTGATGATACAAGCGCAATTTATCTGGATCGTTGAACGGTAAATCGCCTACAACAGACCCACCATTGGCATATAAATCTTTTTCAGTAGCAAACACTGGCTTACCTTCTTTAATGCGCTTATGCGCGTGTTCTATGGCTTTACTCACAATGTTATGTGGTATGTGTTCACCATCTTTAATATTTAAGATGTGTTGCACTTCTTCTGCTGTCAATGTAGGTACAAGCGTTGGAATATCCATTTCTTTGTCATTGATAGGCACGCCAATTGAATATTCAGTCATCACGCCTGTACCGTCTGGACGCTCAAGCTCTCCGAAATAGCCAAGACCTTTCTTTGTTTTGTCTGGTCTGTTGCCATAACCATAGTCACTGTCCTTGTCTACTGAGCCGCCTTGTGCGTAGCGAGAATCCCATCCCCATTCACGAATAGAATCGCCATTAGTGAATAACTGACGCGCAGGAACTTTCTTGCTAAGTATTTTGTAATTACCACCAAGCGCACTTTCACCATGTTCTTTTGCGTACTTTTTATCAAGCGCAACCCAATCGCCATGATTGATTGATAATGGCTCAATCGTTTCTTCTGGTAATGATGCAAGTCTATCACGCTCGTTTGATGCCCATTCATACCAATCAGATTTATTATCAAAATCAGCATTTTTTGGCATGCGTCCACGTTTCATATAGTTTGCTAAATCTTTTTCAAGTCCTGCAATTTTTTCACTGTTGCTTTGCATTTTAGGCACAGCACGGTAAATAGAAACTTTTTCATTTGGCTTGTCTTTTAGACGCTGTGCCATTGCAAATAGTTGTGCGTCTTCTGGTTCGCCAGATCCATAGTATTGATTTGCTTTTGAAGAATACACATCACTTGGATAAATAGCGTTTTCATTAGCTGTTAAGTCATGAAGTGGCGCACCAGAATCGCCAAGTGGTGCAGAATGTTCACCAACGTAATCCTTGTATTTACTTAGTGGATCCATGCTAAGTGAAGGCCCATTACCCTCCTTATAAATCAAGTCCTCTAATGGAATATCAGACAGCTTACCACCAGCAAGTGGATAGTTTTCACGACGTTGCGCCATGTCCATATCAAGACGATCTTGCGTTGCGCGTGCTTGTGCTTCGCCTGTTAGACGCTTGTAACCTTGAATTGGATTTTTATCTCTGCGCAACATTGTTTCAGCTATGCTTCTTCCATTTCTATTTGCTAGGCTTTCCATTTGCAAACGTATATCGTTATTATCAATTTCGCCTGCTTTTTTTTTCTCTAATAAAGATTGCAACAATTCCGATTGTTGATCGTTTGATTTGTCATATATGTTTTGCCAATAAGATTTGGCAAAATCACTTAATTGAAATTCTTCTGGACTACCACCTTTACCCCAACCTTCTTGGTTTTGAATAGCGTGTTGTAATTCATGCAATACAGTGCTTCTTGCCTCTTTTGGTAGCAAAGATGGGTTTAATGTTAGATCCCCATCACCTAAAGAACCATAAGATTTACTATTTTTTTCTTGCATAAAAACCGGCATGTCCATAATACTTTGATTTTCATAATTTTTAGTGAACCCATAAGGATATTCATTTTTTAATTGATCGTGTTCAAATAATCTTTTTATTCTAACTGGCGCATTTGGTGTTAAAGTGCTGGCAGCTTCATCCCAAGCTGTACTTATGTTTGGAGCCATAAATTGCCCATTTTCTTTGTTTACCCATTTATTTAATGGGATAACATGCGACATTTCCTTATCACTAATCTCACTAAACAAAGTTTTATCCGGCATACGACCAATCAAATGCTCGCGCCACACTTCTGCTGGATCTGCGCCTTCATCTAATTTCTTAGCGGCTAATTCAGCAGCTACCTTATCCCAGTTTCTTGATTTAGGTCCAATGAATGATAATCCAACTGGCAAACCTTCCGTTGCCTTAACACCTGGTGCTAATGTTGTCAGTGCATCAGCAAGTGACTGCGCACGACCACGTTTAAACTGTGGTACGTTGCTCATCTCTGGTATCTGCATTGGTGCATTGCCATAAGACCAGTTTTCAATCTCCTCTGGTGTTTTTCCCATGAGTAAATCACCAGCACCTACGCCACCGGCTAGTGGCACCCAACTTGGAACTGTGTATTGATTGCCAACGTCACGCGCACTGCCAAGCATCTCGGCAAGTTTGCCAAGGTTCTCGTTTTGGTCTTGTGCTTTTACAATCCCACCTTCTGCATACTTCTCTTTCAGCTCATCCAAACTACCAGCACGGTATTTAGCCTTTGACCCAAATGGAATCATGTACGAATCACCGTGTTCATCTCTAACTTTTACTGCATCATAACCAAGAGCCTTTCCTATTTTTCCTCTATCTGCTTGCAGTTTCCAAGATGCTTCACCCATATCTGGCATGTCAGTCACGCGCATAACTTCTTCATGATTCATGTTCCAAGGCGTAGCATCTTCTGCAATTGCTGGATAAAGAATGTTTTCAATGTCATCATCAGATGCGTTAGGATAATGATGGCGCAATAGCGTCATTGTGTCATCGTACTTCTCTCCAAAGTCATGACCAATTTTTCTTTCATTAACGTAATAATTTGAAATTTTATCGCCATGACTTAAAGCAGCATCTCTACCTGGTGACGCAAAAATTGCATCGAACAATCCTTGTTGTTCTACTTTAGGCACAATCCTATCTGATCCATGATGCAACTTTAATGCTTTGATCGCACCACCAAGTCCAGCGGCATCAATAATAAAATTAGGATCACGCATCTGCTCAGTCGTTGGAACTGAACGCACCGCTGCGTCTTTTAATCCAGTGATGAATTTTGTCGCATTAGGATAACCACCAAGCAATTGCTCGTAATCTTCTAAGCCATATCTGCTTGCTAAATCTTTTAAGTCTGCCATGGTCAACTCCTAGTAATTATGTGGCGCATCAATTGACGCAACAATATCATCTACTTTCATAGGATCGTACATTGTTGGTGGTGTGCCGACAAGTCCACCGTTGGCCCAACCTATAATAGGTATGTCTTTATTCTTTTCATAAAATTGATCATGTAAATCGTTCAATTCGTCATTAGTAATAAACCTACCGTATTTGTCGGTTGCTGCTTTATACATCTCTGGATGCACTCGTTTTTTATCCAAATCAATTAGGCCAGTGTTTTCAAAATCCCCAACACTCGACCAATCTTTTGAGCGCACAAAATCTTGCACAGCAGGAAGATACTTTTCACTAGGTGCTGCGTTTTGTTTGCCTTTTATTTGGGCAATATGTTCTAAATCATCACCATAATCTTTTTTTGTTTCAATCGTCACATGGGGTTCACCACGTCTATCACGCAATGAATAGATGTTGGACTTGCCGCTACCAACCTCATCACAATACTGACCGACACAATGCCCCATCGTGTCACCTTCAAACTTCAGTGCGGCTTTGAGTGCATCACGTCTTTCTGCAATACGGTAATATGCCAATGCTTCTTCTGGTCTTGCGTCGCTTGCCCACTCGCCACCACTAGCATCAAGTACCGCTGGATTACCACGGCTGTTCTCACCAAGGTAATGCCCTTCTAGCAATGTAGGCTCTGGCATTTTCATTTGCATCCAAGCTAATCCTTGATCCGGATATTCTTTGTGCATTACGGTTGCGTTGTTGCGACCTTCTTTAAGCTTCTCAGCTTCACGCCATGCGTTGATTTTAGCAACATGCTCAACAGCCTGCGGCATGGAAACACGACTGAGCTTTGCTGGATCTATGCGCAGGAAGTCTGGTAGATCTGTGTCTGGGCGTGTGGCTTTACGCAGTTCATCGGCTAACTTGTCAAATCCTGTTCCAACCATATTTTCTGTAAGATAAACTTGATCTTCATCATTAAGTTTTTTTAACCAAGGATTCTTTTCCTTAATCATTTCTTTATTCATTTCGTTAACATCATAGACTTTTATAGGTTTAATATTTTCATCAGCATAATGCTCCCATAGTTTGCCTATGCCAGTTTTTGCAATCCCTTCTTCTGGATAATCGGCTGCTTTTCGTTTAGCCATCACATCATCAATATCAACATCCATAGGGTATCTTGGTTTGTAATGCAAAGGATTGTAACCTTCAAGTTCTGAGATTTTATCTTGAATGCCAGCAGTTTCACGCTGTGCATTAGCCATGCGATTAGCAATCACCTCTGGTGGTAATCCCATGTCTTCATATTTAGCGGCAAGCTCTTGCAGGTTTGGAATCTTTGATTGCTGTTGGCTAACAAGCGCGTCACGTTTGGCAGGCCATTCCTCGGCAATACGTCGAACCGGATCTTCTGGTGTACCCATTTCGTTTTGAATGTATTTAGCTAGTTTTTGTTGCAACCAATCGTTGACTGCCATCACTGGAACGGTTTCATTATATTCGTGTGGCATTAAATGCATACCGGCACGCGCATAACCAGCAAGCTCTGGATCAACTGAGCGTTCAAATTGAGAAGCTGTTTTCTGTGGTGTTCGCCCATAACCATCCAACCAATTACCACCCTTTGGTTTGATGATCCC